AAAAATCTTCCCCCTTTTGTCTGTATTTAATTGTGTCTATTTCTTCTGATATTGGTAATGTCATTCCATAGTGACGATTCGGTATCATTTACTGCTTCCCTTCTTCATTTTTAATTAATAGTTCTAAGTTTCGTATTGCTTTCTTTAAGTCAGTAATACCATTCTTCATTCGCCACCGACTAACGTATTTAATAACAGACCCCTCACAAAAATCTAAATCGTTTGCTAGGATGTATGTCATTGGTTGTATCTTGAGTGTGTTATAATGACTTGGATTAACGGGGCAATCTTCTTCAACCTCATCAAATAAAGTGTATTGTTTTAACAACTCTTTCTGTTCTTCTTCTTCCCTTGACCTTCTTGCCATATAATCTAAATGACGTTCATGTTCCTCAGTAGCTTTCTTTGTAGGGACGTTTATCATTGTTGTCATTTAGGACTCCATTCTCTAGGTTGGTCAAATTCAAAATTGTAGTCTTCTGCTCTTAATATTCTAGCTAACCTAGCTTGTACTAAAGCATCTTCTTTTGTGTAACCTGCTTTGATGAAAGCATCTTCAACACTTTTCCATACAGGTACTTTAAGTATTGTTTTCGCTTTAACCTCGCCAACCCCTCGTAGTCCACTATATCCATCAGTAGTATCGCCCTTCAATGTTTGTAATAGATGGTTGTAATCTGCTTCTTCTTCACTAATATCTAACATCTCCCCCTGTCTCCACAATAAGGAAGGTATTGTCATCATGTCTTTATCTTCAGACACAATTACTTTTTCTCCTTCTATTATTTGATTACAAGTAGCTAAGATACCCATGACATCATCAGCTTCTAATCCTGTCCATTGTTCGGTACGATAGTTATCCTCTATCCATTTCTTTAAAGGTAGATAGATAACAGGTTTTCTTTTACCTTTACGATTAGATTTATAAGTAGGTTCGATTGTTTTACGAAAGTTATCCTTATCAGAAAAACAAAATAACATATCATCTGCTAAAGTCTTTTCCATTAGAATATCTAAATATTGTAGGATTAACTGTTTACCTTCTTTTGCATCTGCCCACATTGACCATACGTCATCACCCCAATCTACTTCCTGTTCTACTGTAGAAGCATATTGGTAGACAACAATATCGCCATCAATTAGAAGCGTCCTTGCCATTGATTTTCTCCTTGAAAAGTTTAAGTGTGTCTGTAGAAAAGAGTTTAGATAAATTAACTAAGAACATTTTGGATGCCCAATTATCTCCACCCTTGACAACCTTATGGTCATCTAGTTTCTCAACAATATTTTTTAACATTGGTGTTGAGAATACCAACGTACAATAGACTTCATCATCTATTGCTAAATTATGAAACCAATAATCAGATTCAGTAGCATTGATACCTGAAGGTTTACCATAAGATTCAAACTCAATAGCAATATTTCCTGTCTTGCTCCACATACCACGTTCTGTTTTAACTTCAATCTTTTTATCTTGGAGCATGGAAATTATTTTTTCTTCATGTACTTTTCCATAAGCTAAATCAATATCAAATTTCTTTCTGTTTTCTTTAGTGGGTTTCAGACCAGTTGCTACCGACTTTATATTCCCCGTCAAGTTGGCATCTGATACTGAAGAACTCTCCTGCCTTTTTAATCGACTCGATTGCTGTGTTACCGACATCCTTTTCGTACCCTTTCATAACTTCAAGTTGTATTTCGTCATGCACCCAAGCTACTTGCTTACAGTACGCTTCTAGTCCTTTACTCTTTAATGCTCTATCAAACTCTATTAACCAACGCTTACAAATCAATGCTCCTGCTGATTGTAATAAAGTATTTAATGCAGCAAATTCTGCCCGTACTCTTATACGTCTACCATCCAAACCAATTAAGTAACCTTTCTTAGATGCAGCTTGGACTTTTGTTATAAGAGTATTTAAAGCAGGTAATGCTTTCAGGAATGTAGTCTTTAATTTCTGCCCTTCTTTTGGTGTCCCCCCAACTGCTTCTCCAATTTTGGTTGCACCCCCACCATACAAGAATGTATAGATGAATTTTTTACTGGCGTTACGTCCACCTTGGGCTTCTGTAATGTTCGCCTTCTGTTGGTTCTCTGTATGAATGTCTCCATGAACAACCTTCTCTGCATAGTCACCCCCGTCATACTTAGCCATATAGTGTGCTAGACATCTTAATTCCAAACCTGAAACATCAGCACCTACAAGAATGTTACCTGCCCCCACAGTAAATAAAGCACGACACTCTTTACCATACGCAACTCCATTAGCAGGGCATTGGGCAATATTCGGGTAGGCGTGTGTTGCCCGTCCTGTAACAGCACCATTGCTATTTACTGAACCATGTATACGCCCCTTCTTTTCTGCTTTCATCCATGCTTGTGCACCATCTCCTAGTTGACCAAGACGTTTAATCAAGGTGTAATACTCCACTAGAAGTTTAGCTTCGGGATAATCTAAATGTGATAATACTTCTTCATCCACTTTAGGTTTTCCATCATTAGTAAAATCTTTTGGTTGCCACCCACGTAAAGTCTGCAACCTGTTTGCAACATGGTCACGACTACTAGGATTAAACTGTATAGATTTAACTTTATGCGTAGGTACACCTTTCTCATACCCAAACTTTTTTGAATTTACTTTCGGAACAAAAGGTGTTTTAATTTCCCAATCAGGGAACGCATCCGAAAGTTCTTTCGTAAGTTGATGCTTTCTACTTGACAACTCTGCATATAACAAACCTGCAGCTTTGCTGTCAAAGGCAAATCCTGCCACTTCCTGTCTGTAAATAATTTCATTTAATTCGTGCTCCAGTTCTATAGCATCTTCACTATAATTTTTATCAACAATCTTTTGCCATAGAGTTGCAGTAACTTCTACATCTTGTATACAATACTCCCACATCTCTTGACTAAAGTTTTCCCAACCACCTGCATACTCATCTTTATAGTTACCAATTCTATAACCCCATGCTTTAAGACTATGAGAACCAATAAGTTTAGTCGGAAAATCTTTTCTACCAAAATCACTTTGCTTTACGTCTGCCCATATTAAACGTGTACAGACAAGTGTATCTCTAATAATTCCTTTAGGATTAAAGAACCCATAAAGTTTTTTAAGTACAGGTATGTCATACTTTATAATGTTATGCCCTATAATTAATTCAGCATCTTGTAATAGTTTGACACCTTCATGCCAATCTTTTTGAGTAAAAGAAATAATGTCACCATTGTCTATATCTTTTAATACAAGACAATGAACAAGGGTAACATCATCTAGTAAACCATCTGTCTCAATATCAAATACATATCTCACAGTAAGTCTCCTAGAGTTGGTGGTTTATAGTTTTTACCTTTAAGAACTTTTCCCCATTCTGAATAGATAGGTCTTCCTTCTTCTAGCTTACTCATATTACTTTCATGCACACGATTAAATGCAGGTTGAACAGACAACCCAAAGGTAACTGCAAATCCTGAAACAACATATAACAAGTCGCACAGTTCTTTTAATATCTTTTCTTGGGTAGCTTTAGTTACCTCACCACCATGCTCTAACTCTGCAATAGCATCTTGTATCTCTGCACTTAGTTCTTTAAATTCTTCCTCAATTAAACTTTCTCTAAGATATAATGTTTTAGCGTTGTAAGGTATGTCAACATCTTGCTCCATAGCTTTTTGAAATTGGCATACATACTGTTCCCGTAAGTTCTGTGACATTTGTTTCCTAACTGTATCTCTGTTGTTATCTGCATTACCTTGCCCCACATTTAAACCCCCTCTGCCCCATGAATATTGCACTCATAAGTAACTGTTTTATACCTACCATCTATAGGTAATATTTCATGTTCATGTTTTTCAATAAGACATTTATCTAGGTCATCAAAATATTCTATAGGTTGGAAATGACATTCCCCATTTAAACAAACTGTTAATAATAATTCATATAGTATTGGCATTTAAAACTCCTCTACACCTTCTTCATTAAACTCAGGGTTAGTTTCAGTCATACGCCCCGTTTCAGGAGTGTATAAGCAATGACAAGCTACGCCTGTCTCACCACTAAACCTATTTTTTAACACACGTACTGTTGTTAAATTAGGGTCATCTCCCTGTTGATTTCTCTCCAAAGATAAAACCATGTCTGATAATTGAGCAATCGCATGGCTACCCCTTAGTTGAGATAAAGATGTAGTTGCCCCTTCTTCGTGCCCTTTATCACCTGAAGGGCGTTTTAAATGAGACACAAGTATTAAACCTATCCCTGTTTCTTGTACTATAGTGGCGAGAGAAGTCATAGCATTATCAATTAAACGCCTTTCGTCCCCATCCCCAAGACCTGATACCACAATAGAAAGGTGGTCAAGAATAATCCAATCGCACTCTGCTCCCTGTGCAAGAAAGCGTATTCGGTTGAGAAGATTATCAATGCTAGTGCTCCCAAAAGAATCGTAGAAGTAAGTCCTGCCATTGCCGATACAAAAATCAAACGCATCTCTAAGAGAATTGTCTTCGGTAGGAACACTACCAAGATGTAAAGGTTTGTTAAGATGCAACCCCATAAGTCCAAGAGCAGTTCTTTTGACTGTCTCCTCAAGCATAATGAATCCAACTTTTTCTCCCTTAGTAATAAGGTTGTACCCTATCTCCCTAACAAGAGCAGACTTCCCTATACCTGAACCTGCAGTTATACAAGTTAATTCTGATTTACGTAAACCATGCGTTTTTTCTGTAAGACCTTGGAATGGGTAGTCAACTGAATAAAAAGTTTCATTAGTTGATACTGTCTTCCATAAATCTTCTCCACCCACGATACCATCAGGTCTGTATGTTCTTGCGTTCCACATTGCTTGTAGTAATTCCTTACCTCTATCTTCAACTAACATATCGTTAGCGTCTTTTAAAGGTAGGGTAGCAATTTTAGCTTTCCCTGGGGTCAGTATACTGGCACAAGATTCAGCAGCTTCGATACCTGCTTTGTCATTATCAAACATGAACACCACAGTTTCATAGGACTCAACCCATTCTAAATTTTGTTGAATGTTTTTCTTTGCCCCTTGTGCTCCATTTTTTACAGAGACTACTGCCCAAGTATTACCTTGTACTTGACTAAGACTCATACAATCAATCTCACCTTCAGTTATACAAAGCATCTTGCCACCTTCTTTCCAAAGGTGTTGACCAAATAATCCTGCGTCTGTACCTGACCCCACCCATGCAAACTGTTTATTTGGGTAGCGTATTTTTTGTGCAATAATTTTATTGCCTGACTTGTAGTTTGCTATCTGACATTTGTTTCCAAAGTGTGTACCAACACGATAGTCAAACTTATTACAAGTCTCTTTAGTTATTTTCCTTTTGGATAGTGCTTTGACTTCCCCTTTCGTGAGTACAATTTCTTGCTCACGACTTTTTGTTGTCTGTAAAATGGGGAACGTATCAAGACTGCCATTGGATTGTGCTTCTTCCATTTCTGTACCTTTTTCATAATGCTGACACCCAAAACAATAACCATGCCCATCAGAATATCTAGCAAGATTATCCTTACTACCACATGAAGGGCATGGTTCGTGAGTTATAAAGGTTGCGTCAGGCTCTTGCCCTATATTCTGCATACCATTCTCCGACATTAAAAGATGGACACTCTTTATCAGAAATATCGTTGTGCCCAATAACATCAGCATCAGGATATTTATTTACTAAAGTATCTATCACAGATTCCAATGAAGTCCATTGTGAATCTACAAAATTATTTTCTGCTAATTGAACATCATCTTCAGTCACACCACCAATCATACAAACACTAACAGATGTAGAGTTGTGCCCTTTAGCATGAGCACCTACTTCATCAACGTGCCTACCTTCTTCGATAGTACCATCACGTTTAATAACAAAGTGATACCCAATTTTTAACCAACCTCTTTCTCTATGCCACCTGTCTATATCAGCAGCGTCAGTATCCATGCTTGGTTTAGTAGCTGAACAATGTATTACAATTTTGTTTGTTTCTTCTCGCTTATTCATTTATCTAACACTCGTAGTCCTTTCATTCTTTTAGTTGTAGGTTTTTCATTTATCCATTCTCTAGGGATTGACCTGTCTGCATATTCAAACTCATATCTATTACACCACATGGCATAAGTTGTTCTACTCTTACTACCAATAGTTGTTCTACTATTTGAAAATACAAAACGAATATCTAAATCAGGGTGTTGCTCTTTAATCAGTTTATGTTTAGTTCTATCTGAACTTAAAAATTGTCCCTTTGCTTCTATGACAATTCCATTCTCTAAAACAAAATCAGGTTTATATTTAGAGGTGGGTTTATTATAAGTAACCCACCCCTTCGGTTCGTATCTAAAGTCAACTCCCTCTGCTTTAAGTTCGTCTGCAATTTTTTTCTCTAAACCACTTCGGTATCCTTGTTCCCTAGAGAACCTTTTAAAAGTCCTCTTGGTCATCTGTATCAACGAACTCGTTTTGCTCTGCCTGTTGTTGTGGGGCTTCATAACCTTCTTCTTTACCAAACCCATACGCACCTGCATCAGCACCACCACCTGTCTTTAAATCAATAACCTGAACAGCTTTCATTCGTAGTGAAACCCCTGAACCAACAGCAGCTACATAGAATGGAATTAAATCTGCACTTACTTTAATAGTTGACCCACCCCATACATCAGGGCAGTCCGACATGAGTGAACCTGAAGCATCAAATAACTTAGGAGACATCTCAATGTTGCGTCCATCTTTAGTTACTATCTTTGCTTTCATTTTAAATTTAAAAACAACATTACCTGTTTCGCCACCATCTTCATCTACTTCATTAAAGTATGGAGCATCAGCTTCCTTTTGTTTTTTTCCTTGTGGTATTAGTTTCTTAGCTTCTTCAATTACACCATCAATCTTACCCATGAGAAGTGTAGCTTCTTCAGAAGGAACTGATAAACTCACCTTGTATTCTCCAAGTGGATTGAACTTGGTATCACATTTTGTTAGCCAAGGATAAATAGCTATACCCTTTGGACTTACAATACTTACATAATCTTTGGACATATTTACTCCTTATATTTTATGCCTTAGTTTGACCCTATTGGTCTAAGTGAGGGGGTATTAATTATGCAAAGAAAAAAGAACTTTGCAGTACGTCTTCCAATTTTAAATTCCCCTTCGGTGGTATTGGTTCTATCTCTTTATGTCTGTTCTCAGGTAAGACTTCTAAAAGATAATTTCTAAATTCTTCTAGCACATCCATCTGTGAATACATCTCGACAAAAGCAGTACGTAACGCACTCCACATTTCTTCAGCGTCTGCAGCATGAGTACCATATGAATCATGTACCATTGCAAAACTATCTATACCTAATTGTTTCGCCACATGAAGGGTTATCATTAAGTGACTCGCATCAATACTATGCACAAAGTTAGGACTAATCCCATTAGCTTGTCGCATCTTATCTAGCTTTCCCGTTTGAGAATAAACTCTAGGTTTAAAAACTCTGCCCAATAGTTTAGTTTCAATTTGGTTAGACTTAACTTCTTGGTACGCTTGTAGTACAGGTAAGTTACATGGGGTGTCCCACCTGATAGGTAAACCTTCAGAGGATGCAACCCTTGCTGACTTCTGCAACCACGCCATAGCATCAGTCGCTGCATGAACAACATTACTAATAGCTTTCCATATATACTTAGATAAAAAAGTTGAAGCTGAAAACAAGTCTTCCCCAAAAATATTTTTTATCCCTTTATCAGTTTGCTCTACAACATACTCAACAACAAAATCGGTAAAGGAATATTGTCTCCCCCCGTAAGGTAAAACCATACATGGACGCTTACAACATTTACGACTAACCCCGTACTCCAACCACATCTTTGCAAACTTATCATCAGATAACTTTAATTCTTCAGTTACTGCGTCAGCTACCCGTTGGTATATATCCTGTGGCGTATCCATAGGCACAAGATTAACTTCCTTACCTGTAGTTTCTGAACGTAACATTGCTGCAAAATGTTGGAGTCCATTACAACTACCATCAGCAGATACAGGTAGTGAAGAATAAAAATCATTTGGGTTATTAACATACCCTTCCCACTCCTTACAAAACGCTAGAAACTCAAAAGGTTTATCAGCTTCTTTTGCCCACCATAAATCTGACAGAGGGTCTTTGGCACATGACAGTATCTTATCTACATTATCTTCTACCCAATCAATCCTTTCCTGTAGACTGTGCTTGTCATAACCGAATTGGTTTGCACCATGTATTGCTAGATGACACGCCCCTTGCTCATCAATCTTCTTGCCTTTAGAGAAAGTCAATAATGCTTTAGCAAAATCTGTACCCTGTGGGTTTAGATAGTTTGGTACTGCATAAATTCTTCCTCTAAAGTCAAGCTGATATACCATGTAGATAGCTTCCTCGTCTTTGAATTTATCAGCAACTTGGATAGTCTTTCTCAATAGTAATCTTTTAGATGCCATACGATTATTTTCTGTATGAACTATAACTGCTTGGCGTTTCCAATTTGTTTTAGCAACTTTGTTGGTAGCAATGTCGTGTGGTTTAGGTGGTAGAGGTAAGTTCTCTGATGGTGGTAGAGAAGGTAACTCCATACCTGTATCCCATATTTTTTTAAGTACGTCTAAGATAAAGGTATTAACTTTAAACCCTGTCTGTTGCATGGCATTTACTGCCCCATAAACCATAGGCATTTCAAAGTGTCTTAACTCTGCTAAATAGTTTTTGTTTTCTGTCTTAATCAAAGGCAGTCTACGTATGTGGTGCGTGTAATACCCACCATCAGTAGGCGTAGTCCAATCTTTAGGGGGCACAAGACATGGGTAAAACTCAGGGCGTAGTATCTCTTGGAAAGCAGACAAGTCTTTAATGATTGTTAGAGTAGTCTCTGATGCCAACAAGATTTGTCTACGTCTACCATTCTTCATCATAGATTTAAGTTCTAACAACCCTGTATTCCTGATAGTCAAATCAAGTAAAGCGTTGCCAATCAACAAGCGTTCCCTTTGTGTCCACCCTTGCCACTCAAGTCCATCTCTTTGAGCAGACTCATATAGTTTTCTACGCTTATAGGTGTACCCTGATGACCTTTTGTCTAGGTCTTTCTTGACCACCTTGTATAACTTAGGATTGTTTTCCTCAAAAGAACGTATGCGTACCTCGTCTTCGATAGCCATACCTAACACTACTGCTGAACTACTATAGTCTCTTTTAGATGTTATCTGATTGAGTGCTACCCGTAGTGTAATTACAGATATGATAGGTGCTTCAAGGTTTTGCAATAGCAATGCAGAGGTAGATGCTTTCCCAGGTTTACCTTGTATAGAATCATCTATGAATTGCTTCACACAATTCTCAAGGGTAGACATGGTATGCTTCAAGAGGTACTGCCCATAACTACTCGTAGACTCTTGCCCCGTCTGTGCTTTCTTTAAGTTGTCCCTATGAAAACGAGATATACCTTCCTCTCGCATTTCCTTTTCTAATAACACTTGGCGTTTGGTATCCATACAAGATACTCCTTTCACATATTGTTTTGGTTTGTCCCGAAATGTCCCAAGATATTCAAGGCACATGACAGGTTGCCCCCTCTTTTGAGAGGGACTTATAGTCTTATGTGATTGTTTTTAGGAAGTATATAAATAGTGCCCGAGGTCGGAGTCGAACCGACAAGGTATTTCTACCGAGGGATTTTAAGTCAGTAGATTTATCTTATATACTTTAACAATCAATTACATAGTTAAACAGATACTGTTTCCATGTTCCAATTTTTGTCCTGATTTAAAACATGAACTGCGTCCATTAAATTGTTTACATTTAGATGGGCGTACCTCAACGTCATCTGAATAGATTTATGTCCCAACCATTGTTGAACCACTTGTATCTGTACGCCCCGTTGGACTAAACGTGACGCACAAGTATGCCTAAGACAATGTAGTACAAACTCTTTATCATCATCTAGTTCCATATCAGTTCGCATAGTTTCCCATGCCCTACGAATCCTATCTTCAGTTAAATCAAAAAGTTTAGAATTTTTAATACGAGATTCAGAGGTAATTTTTTTAGCTAAAATTAATTTAACCCTATTAGTCATTGGTATACTTCTAGCTAAATCATTCTTAGATTTATTAATGTCAATCCTATTATGTTCTAGGTTAACATCTCTTGCTCTAAGGTTCATAGCTTCACCTCTCCTCATGCCCGTATCAATAAGGCACATGAAAAATTCTTTCTCTTTGTAGCACTCTCTATCGTCCAACACTTGCCACATAAGTTCTTCTTCTTCCTCTATCACAAACCTATGCCTAGCATTGTCAGTTTTAATCCATTCCAATTTAGGTTTTCTATCTATCCAACCTTTGTCAACTCCAAGATTTAATGCTTTAGATATAACTGCATTAATCTTGTTAAGAGATGAAGCTGATGCTCCATTTCTTTTGAAGTGTTGTATAACATCATCTATTTTGTCATAGTCAATGTCATTAACGGGTACATCTCTACCTAAAACATCTAATATTTTTTCTTGTCTACGTATTTGAACTATACCCCAATCAGTATCTGCCCAATACTTTTGAGCAGTACGTTGGAACAAGATAGAAGAAGTCATACCAAAACTAGAATTTTTAGAATCAGGTAATGGTAGATTATAATCAAAACATCTTTGACATTCTCGCTCCAAAGCGTCAGCTTCTGTCTTAGATGCGACAGTTTTTTTAAAAGCAACCCCCTTTTTTCTAAAGTTTACTTGCCACTTGTTACTAGCAGTTTGGTATATAGGCATACAAATCTCCTTAATGTTTCTTTTTAAAATGTACTACGTTATTCCCATTTTCATCTACGGGAAATTCTAACTCTACACTAATCTGATATTCCTCATTGTCATTACTTCCCTCATCATTACCATCTTTGGGTAAATAGACTAGGACGAGACAATCACATTGAGGGCACGTGAGGTTAGTTTCCATTTGATAATAATCATCTTCTTTATCAATGTCAAAATCATTACCCCAAATTAATTCTGCATTACAATGCCAACATTTCATTTGAATCCTTTCTACTGTCGTAACCTTTTATTAGTCCAACAAATTTTATTCCATTTTGTTCTGCGTCAGATATGTCATAGACAATAATATCACAAGTTTTGTGTACATATCTTTTTAGGTGTGCATACATTTCGTCAAGTGTTGGGTATGCTTTATGCCAATAAGTTTTTCCATCATAAATGTCAATGGAACATGAGTTATATTTTTTCATATTATCTCCTGTATGTTTCTAGTAAAGTAAATATTATAATTAGTCTCGTGCCCTTTAGGTTCGATATAATCTACGGGGTATATGGTTGCATTAAAATCTTCTTGATGCTCTCCAAAACTTTCTCCACCCCATATGTTAATGTCAAATAGATAACCCCTAAAGTCAAAGCTACCCCACCAATCATCTGATTCAGCGTCTGTGCCATATAAGTTACCCTCAATCTCTGCCCAACCTTCTTTGATAGCTTTGTCAGATACCATTTGAAAATTTTTATCTTCATTGTATAGTTGTGATATTTGGTCTGTAAAATTAGCCATATATTTATTCCTTTCCAAATACTTTATTCCAAGTTTCTTCAATCTCATCATCAAGATTACCACCCCTGATAAAATCTAATTGGTCTTTACAATATTGCATACGACATTGTTGTAGTGTCCAAAAGTCTGTAGCGTTTTCTTCAAAAAACAATACAGGTTGGAGTTCGTCCTTGCTCATATTTAATGCTTGGTAATATAAAATATTAACCAATGCTTTTTTATATCGTGTTTCTACTGCCATTATTTACTCCACTTCTATACCAATTTGGTCTACGTCATTTATAGTTAACTTAATAGTATCTCCAACTTTGATGTACTTCTTCCACATAGGAAAAGCTATACGTCTATCTTTCCTACCCTTAGTCCTAAATAGTTTAAGAGTACAATCATCTTCGTATATACCTCTAATCATGTAGTAAGCACCATAAGTATTGAATGGTTCTTCACCAAAGTAATGCTCAAAGAAACCCATGACAGACTTGTTAGCATCTATACAAGACTTGTCATACATTGTTTGTGTTACAGTAATCATTTAGTCCTCCCACCTATCTACACCACAAATTTCAATATCAAAATTAGGGTTATCTTTTTGTACTTTACTTTCAATAAAGTCTGCTATTCCTTTTAAATCTATGAAAAGTCTTTTGCGACCATTATTTTCTTCTTCATAATCGTCATCTTCCATTTCATTAATGTATTCATGTATATTTATCTTCATTATCTAATCCTTTCTAATAAATTATTAACGTCATATAAATCTTTTAGTCCAAACATATTTAGTATGGTGTACCTATATTCTGTATAACAGTCATCACATAAGTTCTTGTTAAACTCATTACAAGATGTGGTATCACAATTATATTCACATTCGTCACATTTTTTAGAATTTAGGGTCATATAAAACTCCTTGTAAAATTAAATTTTTAAAATAGTCTGCTTGTTGTTTATAGAATACTGAATCAGCAGACTCATTCCATTCAGCTTCGTATTGTAATTTTCTATATTTCTTTTCTTCAGCAACTGTACTGAATAGATGTGTAGTAGTATCTATTGGGTCAATATACATTTACGAATCCTATAAAAAATTAATTGTAAATATATAAATAAAGTGTATTTTTAAAAAGTCAAGAAAAAAATAAAAAAAGTTTTGCAGATAAAATTGGAACATGAAAAGGGAACATGAAAAATCAAAAGGGAACATGATGCAAAAAATAGGCAAATTTTCTGAAAATATAAATTTTTGAAAAGAACAAAACGAGAACAAAAGTTTTGTAATAGTATAACATTACTTAGAACAAAACGTGAACAAATATAAATTTTAGACAATAAAAAACCCTTAGAAAAATGAATCTCTAAGGGTTATTTTTTTATTTTATAGCTTCAATAATTATGTTGGTATCTGCGTTGTGTTTGTAGCAACGTAAACAAGTAAAGCATTGTTGACCCGTGCAGTTTTGATTTTCTTTTTGAAAGTCTTTAGAAACATTATTAAAGACTTTGTCAAAATGTTTGGGTATTTTTGTCAAAACTTTATCTATTGTTAAATTAGAATAAACAACAATAAAGTTTTTTGGTTTTTCCCTATTAGAAAAGAATTTATTAATTATATCTTTTCTTTTAGTCCAAATAGCAAAATTACAATGGGGGTTATATTCTGCAATTCTACAAAAGTTTTCTATCATGTTAAACTTATCAAACTTTTGTATTACTTCCCCGTTATCGTCACATAACTCAGTTAATAAGTCCCCATGATGCGAAAATCTAAAGAAACTTTCTAAAAAGAAAAATTGCTTTATTTCTTCAGGGTTTAGCAATCGTTCAGCAAATATAATATTTCTATCTAATGCTTTTTGATTGCTTTTTAAATAACCTTTTAAAGACTTATGAGAATAACAAACACCACAAATATCAACTACTTTACCAGCTTTTTTGTTTTTCTCTTTAGCTATTTGATACCTATCAAAACAAAACTTATTTGTTGTTGTATTAGTACCTATAGCTTTAAATTTGGTTAACTTGCCGTTTAATTGAGAAATAAGGGGGTTTAGCATATGATATATCCTATAGTTAAGGGTTAAAGCGTTTAACAATAGGTTTAAGAGATTAAACCATAAATTAATTATGGTTTAACTCTATAGTTTATTTTGTAGTTAGATATAAAGTAGCTATATCTTCACCAAAATTTCCAAACTTATCTTTAGTCTTAGCTAATATTAGATAGTTTGGGTTTTTGCGTTTTATTAACTTATCAATATATAATTCAATATCAATTATATAATTCAAGTTATCTTCAACATGATTAACTTTTTGCTTACCCATGTAACGCCCCAAACTTTTGAATTAGATTAATACCTAGTTTGGATTTAAACGGGGTATAAAAAGATTTTCTTAAACTACCTTTGCGTTGATAGTTATATTTATAAATCGTTTTATTCCCGTTATTAATGCGAATAAATCCTTCTTTAGATTTACCCCCTGATGTTTGAGTGATAAAAAACTTACTGTTTTCATTACCTACTAAAACTATATTGTTTTTCATTAATTCGTCAAAACCATTTAAACGTGAACAAGTCTTGTTTGTTCTTTGTCTATGGGGTTTGGACTGATTCAATAGTGATTTAGTAAGGTTTTGAATT